ACTACAAACCAAACGACTTAGCAACAGTAGAATTTATACTTATACCATAATGAGCAAAGTACCAACAATACCATATTTATCAGGGTTTGATGTAAAGCCTTCTTCAACCTCAGTTTTAGGAGTTGTTACCTTTACAGACGGAACTAACGACATAACACCTAATCAGTTGCAATGTGAAGCTTACGGATATACATACGACAAAGCTTCAGGAACTTGTTCAACTTTTAGATATAACACAAATCTTAACAGAAGTTTTAGTAATGAAAGTAATAAAGTACAAGGAGCAAACAACACAACAGAAACAGGAACTAACAATACTTTAATAATAGGTCAGAACAATACAGTTAAAGGTTTATCTAGAAATAACATTATTGTAGGTAATAAAAACGAAATAGCAAATGGTGTAAGCAATGCTAACGTGTATGGCACTTTTGGAGAAGCTACAGCTGATAACTCAATAGTCTTAGGGGGTAACGTAGCAACTGACCTATTAGGTGAAAGACAGAGCATACAAGTACTATATGGAACGCAAACTACAAACGGAACTAATACTGTAAGCTATCTAAACAATACAACTGATAAACTCTTAGCCGTTCCTGAGAACGCTGTAATGTATTTTCACGCTGACGTTGTAGCTGTAAGAGTTGGTGGAACAGATACGTCAGGAGGAGGAGCAGTAGGTGATTTTGCAAGTTGGGTTGAAAGAGGAGTTATTATTAATAAATCAGGAACATTAAGTATAGAAAGAGAAAGAGATGCAATTAAACATAGTGGACATACTTCTAATTGGCAGCCTACAGGAATAGTAAGTGGAACTAACTTTGCAATGAGAGTAAGAGGACACGCAGACACAACAATAGAATGGTGTAGTAACATTACATTCACACAAATTAAAACAGGAGTAGCACTTTAAAAAAAAAGAAAATGGAAGATAAAATAGTAATAGAAGCAGAGGTTAAATCTAATATAGGTGATGTATCAAAAGACGCAAGTTCATTGGCAGGTGAATTTAAAGTTATGGGAGTTTCTTTAAATAGCGTAAAAGCAGGATTTGTTTCAGTAGGCAGAACAGCAAAAGCTTCATTTGCAACTATAAAAGCAGGGATAATGAGTACAGGAATAGGTGCTTTAGTAATTGCTTTTACTTCCTTAGCTACATTCTTAACAAAAACTAAAAAAGGAGCTGAATTATTAGAAGTAGCTTTTGCAGGTGTAGGAGCTGCTATAAGTGTTATTGTTGATAGAGTTTCAAAGTTCGGAGGTGCTATTGTAAAGCTGTTTCAGGGTAATGTTAAAGGTGCTTTAACAGATGTTAAAGGAGCATTTACAGGAATAGGTACTGAAATAGCAAATGACACAAAAAATGCTATTGCTCTTAAACAAGCATTTATAGCATTAAGAGATAGTGAAAGGGATTTAAATGTAGAAACTGCACAAAGAAGAGCAGAGATAGAAGCTCTTAAATTAATAGCTGAAGATGTTAGTAAAAGTGAAACTGAACGATTAGCAGCAGCAGAGGAAGCGTTTAAAATAGAAAATGACTTACTTGATAAAAGAGTGGCTAACGCAGAAGAAGCATTGAGGTTACAACAAGAAGAAATGGCTCTTAGAGAAAATATGCAAGAAGATTTAGATAAAGAAGCTGAGCTATTAATAAATCTAGCTAATATAAGAGCGGAAAGTACTACTAAACAAATAGAGCTTAATAATAAGATAAATTCTATTGAAGCAGAAGTTGCCGCAAAAAGAACTGAAAGAAATCAAGCTAGACTTGATGAAATAGCAGCAGAAAAGAAAGCGTCTGATGATTTATATGATGCTCAAATTGCACAAGCTAATGCTTTTGAAGTAAGGGTTAAAGCTCAAGCAGATAGAGAAAAGGCAATTGCAAAAGAATTAGAAGATTTTAAGAAAGCAACTATACAACAGGGGTTTGGAGCAGCAGCAGCAGCAGCAGGGGAAAATGTAGCACTATCTAAAGGAGTAGCAGCAGCACAAGTTATCTATAATACTCAACAAGGTATAATGGCTGCAATGGGAGCCACTTCTATAGCTGACAAGTTGCTACCTTATCCTTTAAGACTTGCTAATGCAATTTCTACAGGTGTAATGGGTGCAGCAGCTTTAAGTAAGATTATGTCAACAGACCCGACAAGTGCAGGAGGAGGAGGAGGGGGAGGAGTAGTAGGCGGTACAGCACCTCAAACACCTGCTCCACAAATGATGTCAGGAGCTTTTGAATTAAGTGGAGGAGTAGAACCTGAACCAACTCGTGCCTATGTAGTTACAGATGAAATGACAAACAGTCAAAACCAATTAGCAAACATAAGACGTAGAGCTACAATCTAAAATCAAATATATTAACTATATATCTATTATATAACAGAACCTTAATTACAATCTTAAATAAATACTATGAATACTCCAACACCATTAGGAAAGACTTACGAGCAATACAAAAAAGAATTAAAGGAATACAACTTAAGTAAAGTTGAAAAAGTTGAGTTGGGTAGTGTTAAAGAAATTCAAGCACAAATTAAAAGCTTAAATAAGATTTATGGAGAAATTCAAAAATCACAAGATAAATTTATTAAAGATATTGCTAAATTAGATGAGGAGGCAGAGGAAAATAGAAGGATAAATGAAGATGGAGAAAAAGCAGTTGATAGAGCTTACGAAACTTACAATGATTTTGAAGCAGCAGCTAAGTCTTTAGGCGTTAATCCAAACGATAGTAAACCATTTAAAGACCTAGACCAAACAATAGGTTCTGTTGTTACTATTGTAGAAAGAGGTTATAAGATACTTAAAGGAAGAAAATAATATGAAAGAAACTAAAATAGTAGAATTAATAATTGCAGACGATAGTCAAGAACTAGCTATTGATGCAATCAGTTTAGTAACTTCACCTGCAATTGAGCAAGACTTTGTTTACTTTGGAAAAGAAAAGAACAACTTAACATTCGCTAAAGTTGATGAGGAGAAAAGAATGTTGGTTAGTCCTGCACTTATTCCTAATAAGCAAATATTCAGACACGACCCTAATACAGACAGCGACTACTATGTTTATTTTTCAAAAGAAACAGTACGTAAGGCTTCTGAATTATATTTAAAACATAACAATCACCATAAAGCTACATACCAACACCAAGACAGAGTTTCAGGCGTTCTAACAGTTGAAAGTTGGATTAAGGAGGGAGACCAAGACAAGTCTAAGTTATACGGTTACGACTTACCTAACGGCACTTGGTTTGTTAAAATGAAGATAGAGAATGACGAGCTTTGGAATAAAATAAAAGAAGGAGAATTAAAAGGTCTTTCAATAGAAGGCTACTTTACTAATAAATTTGAAGAAATGAACAAGAAACAACCAACTACAGAACAAATACTAAGTGCTTTAAATGAGCTAATAAGAGAAAACAAAACTGAACTTAAAACAGAGAAGGTTGAGTTGGGGTTAGTTGATGACTTAATAAAAGATAGTAAAAAATTAAGCTCTAGATTTGAAACAGCTGTAAAAAATAATATGCAAATTACAAAACTTGTAAATGAAAACTTTAAGGAGTTGGGTAATTTAGTTAAAGCTGCTAAAAAAGGTTATGGATTTGTAAATGTTATAGATAAGCAAATTTCTGAATTAGGAATAAAAGACCCTAAAGGTTATAATGAAGCAGCTAAAATTATTTATGAAATTTCAGAGGGTGAAGGAGAAGCAATGTTAAAAGACTTATCAAAATTTAAAGGATTACTTTAAAAATCAAACAAATAAATAATTATTCTATTATATAACAGAACTTAAAAAATAAACTATGGATTTAAAGACGCAAATTTTAGTAGCACTTGGACTTGACAAAGAAGAAACAATCTCTTTAGAGTGGCAAGCAAAATCAGAAGATGGAACTATTTTCGTTTCAACTGCTGAGGAATTAGAAGCAGGTGTAGACATTTCAGTATTAACTGAAGATGGTACTACAATTTTATTACCAATCGGAACTTACAAGACTGACACAGGAGTTACTTTTAGAGTTGAAGAAGAAGGTATTGTTGCTGAAGTTATGGAAACTGAAACTGAAGAAGTAGTTGAAGAAGAAGAATTAGCTGAAGAAGAAGAAGATAAAAAAGATTATGCAGATGTTGCTGATTGGGAAGGTATGGAAAAAAGAATACAAAACCTAGAAGATGCAGTAGCAAGTCTTAAAGAAGAAAAAGTAGGAGGTGATGACGAAGTTGAGGAATTAGCTGAGGAAGTTGAAGAAAGAGGAACAACTCCTAAGTCTATTAAAACTACAGAAGTAGTTGAATTTTCAGCAGAAGAAGAATTAACTAAGTTAAAAGAAGAAAACGAAAAACTAAAAACTGAGTTGGCTTCACAACCTGCTTCAGCTCCTTTAGATACAAACAAATTCAGTTCAGACAGAAAACCAATGGCTAGAAAAGAATATAACAAACTATCTAAAAGAGAAAAGTTCTTACACGATTTAAACAAATAAAAATTAATAAATAAAAAAAAAAAAATTATGGCATTCAATGTAACATCAAATTATGCGGGAAAAAGTGCGGGGATATATGTATCCGCTGCTTTAGCTCAAGCAACATCACTAGACTACTTAACTTTAATAGAAAATATTAAATTTAAGAGTTCAATCCAAAAAATGGCAGGTTCATCTTTAGTAGCAGACGCTTCTTGCGACTTTACAGACGCAGGTACTCTTGCTTTGACAGAAAACGTACTTACTCCAAAAAATCTACAAATTAACCTTGACTTATGCAAGAAAACTTTACTTGACTCATGGGAAGCGTTACAAATGAGAGCAGGAGCAGGAGCACCACCACCTGCAAGTTTTGACGACTATGTAATTTCTTATATGGGAGAAATTATCGCTAATGGAGTTGAGTCTTCAGTATGGTCAGGAACAGGAGCAACAGCAGGAGAATTTGAAGGGTTCTTAACAGCTACTACAGGAGCATTTGCAGTAGACGGTACAGTAAACGCTTCAACTGCTTCAGCAGCTTACACAGCAGCTAACATTATTGCTAACTTACAACAATTAACTTCTGATATGGCAACTGATATTTCAGCAGTATTGAGAAAAGAAGATTTACATATCTATATGTCTCCAAAGACTTATGCTTTATATATTTCAGCAGTATCTTCTGCGGGATATGTTAATGCTTACAATATGAACGGAGATTATGTTCCTGTATTTGAAGGGTACAAAATCGCTGTTTGTAACGGTATGCCAAACAACCAATTAGTAGCAGCAGAGAAGTCTAACTTATTCTTTGGAACTGACTTATTAAGCGACCAAACAAGAATTGCTTTGATGGATATGGCTGCTCTTGACGGTTCTGACAATATGAGATTAGTAGCTCGTTACTCAGGAGGTGTTCAGTTAGGTATCGGAGCTGATATCGTTCACCAATCATAATAAATAAATAATACGGATGGAGGGGGTAAAACCCTTCCACCCTTAACCTAAAAAAATAAAATAAAATGGCTTGTACAGCACTAACAAAAGGTAGGGGGCTTGATTGCAATCGTATATCAGGAGGAGTAAAAAAAGTATTTTTTTCTGTATTTGATGAAGATGTTTCTTATACTTATGACGCAACTAATCCTTTAGAAATTGACGCAATTGATTGGAACTCTACTACTATATATGAGTACGTTATGCCACTTGGTGTAGCTTCAATTACTGATACTATTACAGGAAGTAGAGAAAACGGAACTATTTTTTACACTCCAACTGTAAATATTATGCTTAATAAACTTACTAAAGAAGACCAAAACGAAATCAAGCTTTTAGCTAAATCTAAAGTAAGAATTTTTGCAGAATTAAACGAAACTTTAACTAATGGACATAATGTATTTATTGCATTAGGAATGTCTAACGGAATGGAACTTAACGCAGGTACTATGGATAGTGGTGCTGCATTTGGAGACAGAAACGGATATACTCTTACATTTGACGGATTAGAGCCTATTCCTTTCGCTTTCTTAGAAGATTACACTACTGCGCCTTGGGACCAAAGTGGATTTATTAATGAAGCAGCAACTTTCCCAACTACAGGAGCTTAATCTTAATTAGTTTTCTTATATATTTCTTGATTAGGGTGGGCTTAGGCTCACCTTTTTCTTTTTAAAGCAAATAAATATAACTTATTTCTATTATATAACAGACAAACTAACTATGATACAAGCAATAACAGAAACAGACATAAAGATATACGTGCAAACTGAGGATAATCGTATAGACACTTCTGTAGCTTCTACTCAAATAAGGCACTTAGTTAAATTCACAAACGACTTAGATAAGTCTGTCTATTATGCTTATGGTAATACTGAGATTATAAAAGATAGATATACTAATATTAATATATCTTACGGAACTACACCTAATATTTATACAGGAGTTGTAAAGTTATTTCCTGCGGGATATTATAAGTATGAAATTTATGAGGTTAGTTGGATTGGAACAGTTACAGTTAGTTCAGGTAATGCACCTGCAACAGAAGATGATGTTTTAACACCTGCTGCTTCTACTAAAGGAATAGTTCAGGGATTAGTAACTAAAGGCAAAATGTATCTAGCAGAAAAAGACGGAACACAGCAAGTTCAGTACACTCAAAGAGAAGCACCAACAGAAACGAATTATATATATTACGGACAATAAAATAAAAAAAATGGGAATTAAAAATACACAAGCTTTATTAAGCGAACAATTAGGACAACTAGGAGGTGTAGAAATATTTACAACAGCTGCTCAAACAAGTAAAGATTACTACGCAATCTACTTTGTTGAAGAAAGTGTAATATCAGCATTAACAATGACGAATTCAACAGGTTCAAGTAATTTACTTACAACAGTACCTGCGGGAATGACGTTATTTGGAAAGATAACAGCAATCACTTTGACTTCAGGTTTAGCAATAGCTTACAACAACTAATATGAAGTTAGCACTAGGAATGTCTTTACCTTCTAGTAATAAAGGAGGATTAACACCTGTACAAAAGCAAGTAAATGACTTTAAGGTTAGAGTT